AACGGCTGCGCGTTGGGCTGTGCCGCCGCCGCGCCCTGCTTCATGAAGAAGGTGCCGCTCAATTTCGGCGCACCAGCCGGTGGCAACCGACCTGTGAGCTGGATCGAAGCCTCTTCATCAGAGATCGTCCCGTTGGACAGCTGCTCGTAGATGCGCGACTGCTTCATGGTCCGGAAGGCTTCAAGCTCCGAGTCAGGACGCAAGTCGATGCGATCAAACGAGAAGTCGACGTAGACGTCGTACCCCATCAAGCGTAGGGCAAGGGTGAACGCGCGTGAGAAGATCGAATTGACCTTGAGCTGCACACCCTCGCAGTAGCGCACAAACAGCATCGTCTCTGTGCTGGCCACGTTCTGGCTGCCGGCCCCATGACCAAGCACCGCCGGTGGGGCCTTCGTGCCCGTCGCCAGCTTGCTGTTGATCATGGCCTGGACGGTGTCGTACTCCTTGTTCAGGGTGACGTTGCCGTTGTTCAGGTAGTCGAACTTGACCGTGTCGAAGTGAACCAGCGCGTCGTCCGGCTCCAAGTTGGAGACAGAGTTCTGAATACCCGACACGAAGCTCTCGTGGTGCGAACGCAGTCCGTCCTGGTCACCGTGCAGCTCCACCGGCACCGTCTGCTTGTACTTGTCCGAGTCGATGCTGACATCCAGCCTCGGGTGCAACGCCTTCTTGATCACGCGCCGCACGTCATTCGTGAACTCCGCGTCCGCGATCACCGCTTGCAGCGCCGCCTCCATGGGGGAGTCCGAGTACGCCTGCAGCAAATCCTGGTCCATCGCCTCGTAGAAGAACGTGGGGATGTCCAGGTTGATGTCCTGGCCGTTGATCCGCTGTACAGGGTAAGCCGCGCCCGAGCCGTCGTCGAAGAAGGAGAGCTGCGTGGTCGACACCGGCGCAAACCGGTTCGGCAGCCGCGCCTTGTCCAGCACAAGCTCCATGGAGCAGGCACCGTAGAGTCGCAACTCCTTGACCAGAGCCTCCGCCACCGCGTGAATCGACAGCAACCCGCTGAAGCCGTCCGTGTAGTCCTGCAGCCGGTTGAACCGTGCAAGCAGCTCCTGAAGCGAAGCCGTCGCCTCCGGGTTCGCCGTTCCGTCAAGGTTCCGCGCCACTGCGCAGAAATCCCGCGTCACCACCATCCGGATGTACGCCCAGACCGACGCGCTCAAGTCGGGGCTCACCGCCGCCAGGTCGTGAATCGTGGCCTTGGTCGTCGTCCCGTTGCGTAGGCTGAGGATGTCCAGGCTGGCTGTGCGCCGGTCGGTCGCCGACAGCCGCAGCTCGCCATTGGTCGTGGCCGTCCGCTTGCTGTACGACGGCTGGGTCTGCTCCCCCGGCTTGACCTTCGGCTGCACGATGGGCGGCAGCGTACTGCCCGCCGACTTGGTCGTGAACAGGCTCAAAAAGGCCGAGATGGGGTTCTTCATCGCACCAGACTCGACGAGCCCGGCGCCCGAAGTCAATCCCGGTCCTTGACCTTGAAAGTGCTCAGCTGCTGCAGGCCCGTGAGATGGGCGCCTGTAGCGATGCCCCGCATCTGGTTGGCGATGTTCAGGTAGTTCAGGGCGTGGTGGTAGTGGTCCGCCCCCCGGCTGGACTTCTGCCACATCGACGTGAACTCCCCGTTGCGCAGGGTTGCGCTTGCGCGCTTCATGTCCTGCAGGTGGGCCTTGAACAACTCCCAGTCTGGTCCTCGAGCAAACCAGAGCTTACCGCCGCGAATGTCCGCAAGCAGTTGGTCGAACGCCGCGTTCCGGTTCACACTGACCTGGCGAACACCTGCGAGGGCGTTGCTGGGGTCCGCCTCCCTCTGCCTCACCTCAAATGATCCCAAGCCCGCCTTGGTCACGTAGCTGGCTCCGTACAGGTTGGGGTCGCTCTCGCTGATCGACATCACCAGGTCCGTGTACGGTTGGATGTCGCTGACCTTGATGCTGATCCGGTACTGAAGAGTCAAGGCTGCATACCGCTCCCTGAACCGTGCCAGCGGCACCCTCTCGTAGTGAACCACCCCCATCCGACCATCCGAGCCCATACCACCTATGGTGAAGTGGCACGTCAAACCCAAGTCAATACCCATGACGTGGGTTGTGAACGGCGTGCCGGAGATGTTGACGCCAGCCGCTTCGATCTCCTCCTCCGTCAGGCCCGCCTCGGCGTCCACAGCCGGCTTTCCTAAGGAAAACTGCCTGAACTTGGCCTTCGTGGCGTACCTTGTGGAAGCGACCACGAGGTCTGACAGGGTCACCACCGTTGGGGCATCGAATGGTTGCACCTGAAAACCCGTGGCAATGTGCTTGTCATCTGGGTTCTCGCAGATCCACAGCCGGTGATCTGGCAGCAGGCTCGGGTTTCGATCGCAGGCTGGGCAAAACAGCCGCGCCTCCTGGTAGCGAACCGTGTGCAGGTTGTCCTTTGTGATCTCGTCCAGGTGCTTGTCGAACCCAGGGATCCGGACGTGGTCGTAGTAATCCGGGATGAACGTGTGCCCGCAGTAGCCGCACTTGCAGGCGTTCCAGTGCCGGCGGCTCGCCAAGAACGCTTGGTCGATCGGATCGCCCGGAAAGGTCGGGGTACTGAGGGTGATGCCCCACTTGTACTTCGAGTGGATCAAGCGTGAGTGATAGTCCCCCAGAACCGTCTGGTCACAGAAGCTGGCCTCGTCCCTGATCAGCATGTCAAGGGTTGTGGAAATGGCGGCGTTGCCCACCGCCGCGCCCTTGAAGTAGATTTCCTTGCCCACCCCAAAGGTCTTCACCTCGGCCGAGTCGATGTCGTTGCTCGATACCGCCTGCCGCAGGGTCGGGCTCGTCTGGATGATCGGGTTAAACCGGGTCTGGGAGTAGCTGGACGCGAAGTGCGCCGTCGGCAAGATGTAGCCGATCCTGAACGAACCCGGCATCAACATCACCAAGGCCAGCGCGTTCCGCAGCGCCATCTCCGAGATACCTGTCTGGGCGGACTTCCGGATCACAATCTCCTGGGCGTCCTCCTCAAGGATCCGCTTCTGGTACTCGTGCCCAACGAACGAGAACTTGGCCCCGTTGAGGTACGTGTTCCGCTCAATCCACGCCGCGGCATCCTTGCGCCCAAGGCGCTCGAATACGGCTGCCCGTACCCTGTCAAGGTGTGCTCTGTAGACGCTATCCATAGAACACCTTCAGCGGATCCGACTCCCACAGCTCGTGCGCCCACTCGCCCGGCAGCTTGTTGCCTTTGGCGTGGTTCACTGCGGCTGGCAGCACCTGCAGGTTGGCGACTGTGTGCAGGCCACAGACGTACTTGCTCTTGACTGGGTAGATGTGGTCTACGTGCATACCCTTTGGTACGCCCTCGTAGACTTTGGAGACGTTCTCCATGGAGTCCCACGGAGGCACCGACCTTGTGGCAACCCTCCTCGCAGCGCACCGTGCAAAGACCTTGTCCTTGAACCCGTTCTTGTTGTCGTGGTAGGCCGCTCGGTGGCGTTCCCGCTCCCTAGCCCTGTAACCCTCAACGTCCGCGAGCCTTCGCAGCTTCGCGGCCGCCGCCCGTTTCCTCGACGCGCAGTACCTGCAGTCGCTCCGGATCCCCAGAAGTCCCCTGGGTTCCTTGTGGTACTCGGAATACAGCCGAAGCTCCCCACAGTCGCCGCACTTCTTCTTGGAGCCCACGCCAATCCGAATGTTGAGCAGGTGCTGCTTTATGAAGGCCCGGTCAGACTCAATTGAGGTCATTGAGCGCCTCCTCGTACTTGGCAAAGAGCGCCGCCCGCATCTCTACAGGCACCTCCTGCAGCATTCCGATCACGGCCGCGTCAAGGCGCTTGACACGCTCGCTCTTGAACACCTCCTCCTGCAGCTTGGTCAAGGTCTGCAGGATCGCCGCGCAGGCATTCACCACCTGGGCGCGTTGGTTGGCCGGCGTCTCTTCCTCGGCAAGCACTGTGTTCTGCAGCTGCTGGGTGACAAGGAACTGCAGGACGAGCTCTCGCTCGAGGTTGACGTCCTTGAGTTCCCTCGCCGGCAGCATCTCGTCGATCCGCCCCCGAAGTGCCAGCAGATCGGGCACACTCATGCCGACCAGGACTACATTTGGAGTCGTTGGGGCTTGGGTGTCGCGGGGCGCCAGCGCGCGTCGGGGCAGTTCGTTGGGTATGGTGGCCATGCGGGCACCGACACTCGGTGCGGCATGGCGTCAAAGTCAATCTGGCAGGGTGTAGAACGGGTATCCGCTGTCCCAGAACAAGTCCTTGAGCTCGGCCGGCAGGCGGTTGGACTTCGCCTGGTTGTGGGTCGACTTGATGATCCTCAGGTTCTCAAGGCAGTGCAGTCCGCAGACCGCCGGGTGCCGCCTTGGGATGATGTGATCGACCTCATGCGGCACACCAGTGGCCCTTGAGATAGCCCTTGCTTCCCGGTACACCTTCCAGAGCTCCGGCCAGGTGGTCCAAGGTGCCTTTTTGAGGCCCTTTTTGCGGGAGGTGGAGACGGCGGCGACGTTGTCGGGGTCTTTTGCAAGCTGTCGGAGCTTGCTTTTGAGGTCGTTGTCTCTGGCCTTGTCGGGGTTGTTGGTTACCCAGCGGGCCCGACGGAGCCTCCAGGCGAGCTTTACGGCGTCCGGATCCGTGAGATACCGGACCTTTTGACGTACTGCGGAGGCTTCAGAGTCGCATTTTTTGCACTGATAGCGCAAAAATTTGCCTCTTTCCGGGTGAAATTGGGCAAATTCAAGCTCTTTTTTGCACGAATTGCATACTTTTGTGCCCGAAGGCATAGCCAGACCAGCCGCTTTTGCGCGGCTCTTGTTGTTCTGGCTCCAGACTCAGTGGATTGACCCCTGCAAGTCAATCCGGCAGGTCATTTCACATTGTGAAATTTCACATAGTGAAATTTTTCGGCGGCTTTGGTGGCGGTCGGCGCTTCTGCCTGGTGCGGCGAGACGTCATTGCTGGGCTTTCAAGGCGGCGAGTTGGGCTCTCACTTTCCTTCCAAGGACTGCGTGAGACAGTTTGTACCTCTTGGCTACGTCCGCGAGAGTCGCCCGAATGCCTCCCGCCCTACAGGTGATCATCTCGGCCACGGCAGGTGCGTATTTGTCCGGTACTAGACGATCTTTCCTCTGGTGATACCGGCTGTAGTTTTGCACCGCCACAATCTCGGGATCCACCATCCATCTGTGGGGTGGACTCGCTCCGGACTGATGTCAAAGAACAGCCCAGCGATGTCCGAAGGGATCCTCGACGCCTTCCTAATGTTGTCACAGGCTAGTACCACCCTCAAGTTGTCCTCGGTATGTAGGCCGCATACCTCTGGAGCCCCTGAAAGAGGGACAACGTGGTCCACTACATGCAACTGTCCGGTACTCTCTGTAAGCTCAGATGCCAGTGTGTAGGTAGCAAGTACTCTTACGTCATCTGCCCAGGCCACCGCGGCCTTGCCTGCACGGGCCTTGTTTTGCGCTGCATTGTGCTGGGCTCGGTCCCGAACCCTGTTGCTGTGTCCGATACGCTTCATTCCTGTTCACCCTCAGTCGGCTTCAACTTTCTGCCGAGTACCACCGGGTTCACGCCAAAGTCCTTGGCTGCCTTTGTGATGGCGCCTCTGCGGAGGCTGGCGGGAGTGTTTCGTACTTGCTCTATCGCAGCTTGGTAGGCGGCGCTCTTGACCGGATCCGGCTTGAACAGGTGGTCTCCATCGTACTTACGCAGCGGCTTCAACTTCTCACTGAGCTTTGCTCGCGTGAGCCTTGAGTTGAAGGTTGCGACACTGATGCCAAGGGACTCTGCGGCCGCTGCCCTTGTCAGTGTGCCCTCTGCGATTTTGTCGACTATCCCGCTGAGGACGGGGTCATTAAGGTATTTACTGGGTTTCATACCCGAATTGTAGCACTCGCCATGTGTCGGGTATAGAAAAGTTTTGAAAAATTCTGGCGGCGGAGACGCGACCAGGAAACCCTTCCAGGCCGCCTGGGCATAAAAACACTGTACGTCTATACATTAGGGTTTATCCCTATAAAATAGTTGACACATGGCGCCTTTTATCGGGTATAGTTGACCCCATGTTGACTTTTAACCCTTCCCTCCCCGTGCTCGTCGCCCAAGGTGCGCGCATGGAGTGCACCATTCTGGTGCACGCGGTCAACAGCGTGCGGACCTTGTCCCCACGTGGGGAAACTTCCCAAGGAAACACCATGAGCGCTAAACAAACCACTATCGCAGCCGCTATCGCAGCCGCGCCCTCTATTGTTAAGGCTATCGCAGCCGCTGATGTCAACAGTGCAGCCGCTAGCAATGCAAAGAAAGCCGCTGCCGGCTCGCTCTGGTCCGCACTGCTCGCAATCGCGCAAAACAGTGAAGACAGTATCGAGATTTTCGGCGCCCACGTCGCAAAGTTCCACGCTGCCGGCTTTCCCGCCTACGTCACCGCCTGCGCTGAGCAGGGCAAGCCTGAGCCGCGCAGTTGGAAAACTTGCTTGAATCGCTCCTATACCCTGCGAGACGTCATCACGCTGGGTTTCGATATGTCTCAGCCCCTGCCCACGTTGGCCCTGTTTGATAGCATGGACGACAAGGGGGCGGACGACTACGCAGCCACCCTCCCCGACCGTATCGCAATCGGTGACGGGATGACCCAGCGCGAAGCCCAGACCGCGTTGGAGCGTATCGCAGAGCAGAAAGAGAAAGCCGCGCGGGATGCAATGAATGCACTGTATCCCGTGAGCATCCACAATGCCAGTGACTGGAGCGCCGATAATCTCCAGTCTTTGCAGGGTCAATTTTTTGCTGAAAAAGTGACAATCAAAACCCTCGGGGAACAGCTCGAACAAACCCGGGCGGCACTGTTGTCCGCCACGTCGCAGGACCCAGAGCACGCCCTGACAGTGCAACGCGCCCACTACATGGCCCTACTGGCCGAGCGTGACGAATCCGCCCGTCGCGATGCGGAAATAATCACCCAGCTCCGGGCTGAGCTGGCCGCCAAGCCCGAGGCAAAATCCAAGGCCTAACCCCCACGACGACGACGGCGCCCCCACCGGGGGCGCTTACCCTCGCCCAGGTGCGCGGGCGCGCAGCCGTGCCCGCGCACTTTCCACCCTGACCCTGTCCCCACGTGGGGACACCGCCGGAGACCTTTTTTATGGCCAATACCCGATACGCTGGGCAGATCACCATTCCAGCTTCCAAAGATCGGCCTGAACGTGTTGTACCTTGGGGTGAGCTTGGGACTTCGCCCGAGAACTGCATTCAGGGCCGCCCGCCGGTGGTGTTGGAGGTTTTTGTCCTCGGCGAGTGGGTCGAGCGCCAATTACCACGTCGTCGTCTGGGGCAACAGCGCCCGTACGCCTACGACCCCAAGGCCAAGTATCGCGAGCGTCCGCGCCAGATTACGCCTCCGGTTGACGCCATCACCCAAGCCGAAGCCGTTGTCCGGGGTGGGCTCAAGTGTGGGTCAATGGTGGTCAAGGGTCGGACCTTCAAGGTGGTCGAGACCCCGACCAAAGGTGTGCGCGTTTACGCCCACCCCTACGGCAACCAGACCTGGGCGTCGTTTGACGATTTGGTCCGGGCCATTGCCGCCGGCATTCCGCCGGTTTAACCCTTCCTTGTCCCCACGTGGGGACGACGCCGCGCTTTGCGGCACCTTTGGAGTTCATCATGTCCTTCCGCGTCATGCGGCCGGCGAGCATCGTCACCGGCCAATTCGTTTCCGCAACACAGCGCTCTAAGGAGCCTGTCACCATGGTCCGCTACGGCCGCGAGCACCGTTCGCTACTGGGGGCCATGCGCTCGGCCGAGCGCGTTGACGGGGTCATCACCGACCACCAGACCGGCCGCGTCGTCTACGACCCTGAGTGGCCAGGCTGCGGCCCTGTCGCGCGGGCTAAGACCCGATCCAAGTCTGAATCTGATTTCGGTTCCAACCTGGCACTGGAGCTGGCATGAGTACCGGGTTCATGCAGTTGCAGGTGCAGCTCTCTAACGGGCAGTTTGCCGTCCTTGAGGGCAGCCAGGTCCGGTACTGGGCCACCTGCTCCGGAGCCCCCGTCTACGTCGGTGACATTGACGGGCTTCCTCAACCCGTGATCGATGAGCTGGTCCAACTCAAGGCTATCCGGAGGTGCGAATGAAACTCGACCCGACCATCGTCATCTACGGCCCAAGCTGGCGCGAGCTGGATCGGGCGCCCTTGTCGCAGATCGGAGGCATGGCCTACGGTGTGCGCGAGGACTTTGAGCGAGGCGTACAGCGCCTGACAGGCAACCAGTGCCCCAACGATACCGTTGTCAGGGGCGTTGCGCTGCCGACCCAGGCCATCGCCTGGGATGTTGTCCCCACGTAGGGACAACAAGGACTGCACGCCCGTCAAGGTCGGTGTGCAGGGTCATCACGTACTGGGTGTCTTGATCGTTCTAGCGGCCCACCTCCAAACTTGAGAACGACTTTCCTTGTGCCCCGACAACGTCAACGAATAAGGACGTTGTCGGGGCTATTCGTTAGCTGTTAGCGCACGTGTACTGGGAGCTGTTATGGCTTATAGCTGGGACTTGGGCAGGGTTGCCCGTGGGGTTCACAACGGGCGGCACACAGTGTCTCGTCTCACCGTGGCAGACAGTGAGCTGCTGCAGCTGGTGTTGGAGTCGGTACACCCGGCGAATCTGGGCCCATTGCCGCCGAGCCCAGCGACGTTGGCCTACAAGGGTGTCCAGATCGGCCTAGCCAAGAACTCACACGAGTTCTTCAAGTCGGTTGTCATCTGGCGGGCACATTGACGTTGACGGGGAGTCCCTACGTGGGGATGGTGGCGGAAACATTGACGTTGACGGGGAATGGCTGACAAAGACGTTGACGGGGGCCCCTGGGCGAGCGCCAAATGTATGTGAGCACTCACTAACATAAGCGTCAAAAAGCCTGAAAAGTGAAAAATTTCAGGGTCTTCATACCCGTGCCTAATTTTTAGGCAGTTTTCAGGCCGGATGTACCACTTGAGTACTACAAAAACGGCGGATTTTCGCCAAAAGCCGATAGTTAAAAGCTATTATGACCTTTTCCGCGCAAGCAGGCCGTATTAGGGTAAACCCTAGGTTTTTAGTGTTTTTGGTCGAAAACTGCTATCAATTCTGTAGCAAGACAGCCAAAGCAAGGTTTAAGCGAGTCTGTTGATCCGTAACAACTTTTATACCTTCCTTTTGTTGTTTTTTGTAAGTCTGAAATTTCCCTTGCAGGACCCTAGAAATTTTTTGTTTTCAAACTGTTTCATATTGTGAAATTTTGAGAGCTGAACTTTATAGCCTGCTTCGGGAACCCCCCTATTTTTTCGATTCAGATTTGCAAAAGTTGAGGGTTCCGAGCTGGAATTTCTCAATCAAATCAACGAACTTGACCAAATCTTGCGTTGGCTTGACCAAGTGCCCCGTCAACGTCTGCGGCAACCCCGCCAGGACCCACAAAATGCACGAAAAGTCCGACTCTCCCCCACCAACCACTCGCTTCGGTGACAAATTCGTCCGGTATCGAGACCACGGCGGTCTGCGCCAATACCACGGGATCGACATCTGCAAGGCACTGGCGCATCCGTACCCCGACCGCGCCCTCGGCATCCTGCTCGACAAAGAGATCCCAGACAACCCTTGGATCACCGATGTGGCGGTGCACCGACTCACTTTTGGGACCCGGACACGGCGGGCGGAGGGCTACCAGAAATTCCTTGCCCAAGGCGGCCTGTTGCCGCCACCACCAAAGCCCTTCAACACGGTGTCGTCTGCAGACAACCTGGCGCTGGCACAGCGCATCTTCGCAGCCCTCACCAAGCTCCCCGACAACGTCGTTGTCAGGGGAATCCTCCACACCTTGGACGACCTCGAAGCCAATTCGAACTTCGAGTTCCACCGCCTTCGCCAGTACCTCAACGACCTTCTCAGGAGCTCAAAATGACCCCCGTCTCCCTCACCTTCCCCACATCCGACCCCCGCACCCAAACCGTCATCACGCTGGGCCGCTCACCCCAGACCCAAGCCCTGCTGGTCACCATGGAAACCTGGGTGCCAGTGCTCGAGGAGTTCTCCCCTCTCGTCGCCCAGTTCGGTCGCTTCGACCTCCTCATCCCGACCTTGGCCCGCCACGGCCTCACAGCCAAAGTCCTCGTCAAGGCCCTGCTCAAGGCTCAACAGTACCAGCTCGCCTCCGAAGTGCTGAGCCACTACCACACGGCGTACGAGGGCGCCTCCGCCCAAGTCGCAGCCGAGCTGGGCCTTGACTGTGAAGAGTTTGATTTCACATCGTGAAATGACCTTGTCCCCACGTGGGGATTGATTCCCGACGTACATTGCCACCCGTACCGCTTTGGTACACATTTTTGGAGTCCATCTTGAAACATCCCGACCTCGTCATCGGGCAGCGCTATGTGCTGCCGGGCCGCAACCAGTACACCCTTGACCACTTGGCGCCCACCTACGCCGTGTGGATTGGCGACGACGGCCACCAGCTGCTCACACCCCCAGACGTCGAAGTCAGCCCCGCCTCTCTGACCCTTGAGTTGGGCAAGACGTACGAGGACTGTAAAGGTCGGCGCTACTACGTCTACGAGATCGACGGCCACCACACCCACCCCGTCAACGTCGTTGGCGAGGACCGCACAGGCTATTCGACGACGTTGACGGGGAAGTCCCATTACGGCTCCCTTCTCGATCTCATTCGCGAATCGCAAAACCCGTACGACCCAGGGCCTCAGCTCCAGGTCGGCAAGTCCTACCGAGGTGTGCGGATCACCCGCAAGACTGAGTCCAACCACACCTTCCGCAAGTACCACGGCGACAACGGGAACAGCTACACCGCCTACGGCGAGAGCCCCGCCGGGGACAACCTCGACCCGAGCGAGCCGGACGACTTGATTCAGGTGGGCAAGCACTATGTAACCCGGGGCGGGCGTGTCGTCAAGGCGATACGTGTGATGGACACTCCTTGGATCATGTTCGATGACGGCATGTCACGTAACAGGGACACAGGGCGCTACCTGCCTCACACCCAGACCTCGACCTACGACATCGTCAAGGAAGTCGTGACCCTTGAAACACGGGACCTGACCTGATTTCGTCCCCACGTGGGGACACAACCTGGGGCGCTTTGCCCCGCATTTTTGGAGTTCAACATGGAAAAGTACGACATCGCTGTCGGAGACAAGTGCGCCTGCAGAGGCGGCAGCCCAGTGCAGCTTGAGGCCAACACACCCATCGCTTGGGTGTGGTCGTTCCTGGACAGTGGGACGCTGCACGTGACGCAGCCGCCGAACGAGAACGGAATCTGCTTTGCGCGGCCTGCGGGCGGCGGCAGATCGGATGACGACGTGTTTTTGACGCTGGTCGCCAAGGGTGATGTGCGTTATGTGTCACACCTCCAGCGGGGTGCGCCCTACCTCGTCGTCGCCATTGACGGCGACTGCGCGATCGTCGCGGACTACAGCGGATTCGTCATGGGGGTGAACCTGTCCACGGTTGGTGACAAGGTTCCTCCCCTGAACGTCCCCACGTGGGGAATGGGAACGCGCCTCAAGGTTGGGGACCTCTGTGAGGACGTCCAAGGCCACCTCTACAAGGTCACGGAGGTCGGCGACGACACGGACATTTACCCCGTCACTGCCCAGTGTCTGCTGGACGGAACCAGGGACACCTACACCCTGTGGGGGCGAATCGCAGGTTCACCGCGCAACGGGGACTTGCACAAGGTGGACAAGCCCACGGTGAGACCGGATCGGTGGTACTTGACGCGGGGCGGAGTCATCGCCAAGGGGTGTGACGCTGGTGACGTGCTGGGTCAGCTGAAGGGCGAACCTGAGTTCATTTTGTGGGAGGACCTGTGATGTTCAAAGTTGGAAACACTTACAAGAACGGTTACGGGGCTGACACCCTGATCCTGATAACGGACGGCACTTCGCCGAAGTACCCCGTCATCGGTATGGACGTGAAGACGGGTAACCCTCGCACCTACACCCAGGACGGGGTGTTCTACGTGGGGGACACGGACACCCGCAACAACCTCATCCCTCCCCTCGTTCCCCACGTGGGGAAGGTCTACGAGATCGGCGACGGACGGATCGTGAAGGTCTTCTGTATCGATGAGGACCCTGACCACCCCGTCAACGTCTTCAGCAAGGACCGCGAAATCATCTGCCTCGCACCGGACGTCTTCGTCAAAGAGGTGACCGACCAGGACATCGACCTGGGTTTCGAGCTCAAGGACGGTGAGACCTACTGGCATCCAGCGGGTGGCGTCGAAGTCACGATGAGCCTCGTGTTTCCTGGGGACCTGTTTTGCTTCGTGGGAAGCGACGACGACACCTACCCCGCCTACAGCTTGGGCCGATTTGTGCGCGGATTTGAGCTTGACGAGAAGGTGTGGGTCAGGGATGGGTCTGATGACCAGTGGGTCAAGCGCCACTTTGCAAGGCGCGAGGAGGGTCGTCTCTACGCTTGGTGTGGGGGCAGTACGAGTCACACCGAGGACGGGGTGACCTACTGGAGCGAAATGACCAACAAGGAGCCAACATGCTGACAGCGCAAGAAATTCTGAACAAGGCCTACAAAGGTGTTATGGATCAAGGCGGGCCCTCCCTGAGCGGCAACGGGCTCGGGTGCAAGTACAGAAGCGAATCGGGGCGGGCCTGCGGGGTCGGCCACTTGGTCAAGGACGAGGACTACAGCGAGGAGTTCGACTCGTCCAGGTTTGGTACGTCTATTCGGGCCCTCGTTCGTGATGACGTCATCACTGGGGCCCTACTTGCGAACGGGATCGACGCACGGGCTCACATTGAACTGCTTGAGCAGATCCAGATCGCCCACGACAACGCCGCGCGCCTCTCGTGGACGGACAAGGAGTTCCTCGGGGACTTCACCGCACGGATGGAGCAGGTGGCTCAGGCGTTTGGGTTGGAGGCACCGACACCATGAGGCGCGCGGCCTCCGTCGCATCCTTGTTACAGATCAAGGATGTGACCCGCGACGGCGCCGTCGAGATTCGCAGGTTGTGGCATGGGCTGCGGCCTGACTACTGGTATCCGACAGGCAGTGAGCAGGTGCTCTACGTCAAGCGCCGTATTGACCAGATCCTGGAGACCCACGGCGTCGAGTACCTCGGCAAGCACAAGCGCACCGGGCTGCACGTCTATTACTGCAACGCGGGTGACACCTACGCTACGACGGTCATCTTCCACGGCGACAACCTCACCGCGGGTTGCTGGGGTGACCTCGTTGAACGCAATCTCATTTCCCCACGTGGGGACGGAGGGTTTTGACTATGAAACGGATTCGAGTCTCAGCACGAATTGACGGCTCCATTGTTGGCAAGTCGTGGGGCGGGTTCAGAGCGCGCCTCACGGTCAGCATCGACTTGAACCGCATCAGGTCGCTGCGCTACTACAAGGGCAACCCGGTGGGCCTCGCCTTGACAGAGCACTCTGGCGACTTTGAGACGGCGAAATTCTCGTCGGACACCCTGCTTGTGCTCACAACGGAGACACACGAAGGGCGCGTCTTCACGGTGCGAGAGAAGTGCTACGGGTTGGCGGAGTTTCCGTCGCTGCACAAACACCTGGAGTTGGAGGAGGCCTATGCCTAACGAAAAGTACGCACACATCAGGACTTGGGGTTGCCTTCTGGGCAGCTACGAGTACTACATCAAGGGTGAGCAGTCGCGGGCCGAGCGCGAAGGCGCACCAGTCGACGCTCTGTACAAGAGTCACGAGGGCCACTGGGTGACGGCACGCGACCTGGCGCCGGGCCATCGCTTTCATGCACTGCACGGGAGGGTCAAGGAATGACTGAAGCCTACGCCATCGTCTTCGTCGTCACCGTGGTTCTGTGCCTCGTTGCGCAGGCATTGGAGCAGGGGCACGTGTCGCTGCGAGACCTGTTCCTGATGATCTTCTGCGGAGCGCTCCCGGTGATCAACGTCCTCGTGTCTCTGTTCGCAATCTGGACGATTTTCGATGAGTCGGAAAACGTCACGCTTTGGGAGAAGAAGTAATGGAAGAAATTGGACTAATCGTCATCGTTTCGCTGCTCATCCTGGGTCCAGTAGCCTGTGTGGAGTCCCACCACCTTTCGAGCTGCGCTACCAAGGGTGAAACCAAATTTGGTGTGGTTTCGCAAGACAAGGTCACCTGTGAGGTCGTACGCAAATGACCCTGTACGACCTCCTCCACCAACACTGGGACGAAGTCCTGATGGTGGTCATCCTGGCGATCATTTTCTTTTCGAGGCCGGCATGAGAACCAAAGTAAGGGGCTACCAACGCATCTGCAGTCTTATCGCAGCCCGGCGCTGCTTCAGCAGTGGGCAGTCCGTTGTGCAGATTGCTGCGTCGGCCAAAGTCAGCAAATCCACGGTCTACCGGTGGCTGAAAGTAACGTCATGAGAACCCACCTCTCATGGGACGGCTACCTGCAGCGCCACCACGGCGTCTACCAGGCCGACGGCACCTACGTGGGACGTGGGCGCCTCGTCAACCCCAAAGGCCACTACGACGGATGTCCCTACGTGGGGATCTACTTCGTGGCGGGTGTTGGGTATCAATACAAGGAGTGACCATGAGCCATCACAGAGTTCTGAAGTACGAGTGCACCGTGCACTACGCCAGTACAGGCAGCAGCCACACAGGGCTGTATCCGTTCAACCAGACCCAAGCGGACACGGTGGGTGCGGTGCTTGAGCCTGACGGCATCAGCATCGAGGCGGCAAAGCGCCTGGTTGAGAAGTGGAACCGAGGCGGCAACCGCGAGGACATTCGTTACGTGTACAGCATCCCGTTTGGAGGTAATCAATGCTCGTCAAAGTAAGTGAAGCTGAAGGCACCGTGCTG